CTTGATATTTCAATTCATGGTGTGCATCTTCCAAGGCTCTTTTTTGATTTTTATATTCCATGAGAGCCGTAGGCGATAATCCTTCCATGGTCGGTAATTTATCTTGTGTTGTCATCATGGTCGAGATGTTCCATATCATCTTGGAGTGATCATCTTTCCATGCTTCTACAACTTTATATAACAATTCGGTCTGGGCATAGCCTGACTGAGCATTGTTGATCCACATATCGCATTCCGTGATTTGTGCAACAATTTTAGGAGTATTGCGGATATTGTTGCCATCTCGTTTAGATAACCCAACAATTTCATGTCCTCGCTTGGCCAAATATCCAGCAAAGGATCGACCAATACCGGCGGTATGCCCTGTGATAGCTATTTTCATGTCATCGAATCGAGGTCAATACCTCTCAACTGTTTTTGTTGCCGTATGTATGCTTGTTGGGCATCTACATCTGGATTGTCCACGGCAAGTTCCCAAGGGGTCTTGAGATATGCCCAACTGTGATCGATACCATGTTGCTCGGCAAAAGATTGTATGTTTGATAGATCGTGAACATTGAGAACGCTGACTGTAGTCCACAGATTTAATTTTACAGGCATGGATCGATAGACCATGAGATTATCGTAAAACTGTTGCCAAGGTATGGGCCAACGCACAAATTCATGCACCGGTCCAATGCCATCACAACTCACTGTGACTGTGACTTCGACACCGCGCTGAGCGATATCCGCTAACTCGGTCAGCACCCGACTGCAGTTAGTGTTGAGTCTTAGAGTCTGCAGGTTAGGGGGCAAATCGTTGAGTATTTTTTTATAGTTTTTGCTGTAACTGGGCTCACCACCGTTGATGTCCAAATGAACTATACGATGTCTTGGCAAGTCTTGGAATCTCTGGAAATTGTCTATTATGGGAAAGATCCTGCCTTGTAAACTGCCGATCCTGGTGCTGAGATTTTCGTTACAGGTCTGACAGGCTGCATTACAAAGATTGTCTAAAACGCCGCCAACCTGCAGATAGTCTCGTTGAGATGTCTCTTCATCTAGTTTTTCTGCGTATGCCCTAATGCTGTTTGGTTCTGTTTCTTGACATCTGGCGCATTCCTTTGGCCAACGATCTTCAAGCATGGTCTGTTTGATCTGTGCCAACCATGTACTATTCTCCATCTGTTCCAGACTAGCGAATTGTGGAGCATCGACCATGTGCCCGCATCGGCTTACAGAACCGTTGGGGTTGAAACGGACAAAGTGATCTAATCTAGCACAGTACATGTCGTATAGATTCCATGCGATCTACGATGTTCGATAATGGATTTGATGGATGTTCTTTATATAACTGCATTATTTCTCGCCAGGTCAGTGACTGCCCTGATCTTCCTAAAAGTATTTGATCCATCAAAAACCAAAATTCTAATTTATCATTGTTAGACAAAAGATTCTTGGCTTCATCTGATGATAACGGTGCGATGCCAGCACGAGATTTTATATCCGTGATTTGATACAAATCAACCAAAGATCTTAATCTTATCTGGCAATCAGGATCGATGAATCTGGCCAAATTGACCAACCAATGCCACTGTGGCAAATAGTGTCTATTCAAAAAAAGATACCTAGTGGCCAAGGACAAACAAGTTTCACGATCTAGTCCAGGATAATCTCTTAGCAAATGCTGTACAAAAGTATTCACACCACTGAGATATCTCTCTTGGGGATCTCTAAGATAGACATCCACTGTTTCAATATTTCCGATCTCATGATTTCGCAGTATAGACCAGCTCCGAGATCTGGCATCTGCCCTCAATGAAGAACTGCCGTTTTTCTGGATGAGATAAATGCGGCGATCGTGAGATGGTATTTCTACCACCTCACAATCATCTGGAAACAGCTCTGCATCCAGATCAGTCAGCATCAGCCCTTGGCTTGGCGTGCCCGGATCATGGCCAGGAGGTCTTGCGCATTCTGACCACCTGCTGCAGGTTTGGCCACCGGTGCAGTTGCTGCCGCCGGCTCGTCTTCATCAAACGAACTGGCAGGTGCTGCTTTAGGGGTGACCGGGGCCGGTGCGGCTTCCTCATCTACAACGGGCGCCGAAGAAGATGAAGCAGATGGAGCCGCTACGCCGGCCGGTCTAAAGTATTGACCCCAACGATCGGGATCATATGGTTTGCCATCCACAGAGGCTTCGAACATCTCTTTCATTACCTTGAGTTCAACTTCTGTGGGCTTTTTAGGCAGGAACTCGGCCAAGGTGAACAAGCCATGTGCTTGGAGGGCCGCTTGTTCTGCTTCGGTCAAGGCTGTTTCCTTGCGTGACCATTTGGATGTGCTGTAATCAGCATAACCACCTTTGGAGGTCTTGGTGATTCGGAAGTCTAGACCACGCATCAAGTCTGTGGGCAATTCTTCCAGCTCAGGATCCATCAAGGCCGATTTGATCAAAGTAAAGATCTGAGGACCAATGATGAACCGTCGGATGGGGTTTTCCGGTGTCTTGTCTTCGGAGAGAGGATTCTCGCGCACGAAACCTTGCATGATATAACTGCGCTTCTTCCAGTATTTGCGACCCATGTCTTCCAAGGCTTTGTCCTTGAACCATGTGCGCACTTCTGCCAGGATCGGGCAGGCCTCACCCCACATCTCCACACAGGGCACTTGTACCTGTACCTGTTTTGAGTCCATTTCACCTTTGATGCCAGCGAATGGTAGTTTGATCATGGCCCGTTCGACCCAAAAGAATGTGTTCTTTGCGTCGCCATCAGGAAGGAAACGCAGGGTTGCGCTGTGTCCTTCATCCATGTTCCAGTGGGGGTAAATCGCGTTGTCGCCGCCTGATGATTGACCGCCTTTGTTCGACTCTGCGGCTTGTAGTCGAGCGCGGATTTCTGCTAAAGATGCCATAGTATGATTGTCCTTTCGTTGCCTATGTTTTACTTCTGCCTAGTGTACTGCGTTGCCTAATGCGTACACTGATTGTAGTGTACACGATATTATTTAGCAAAGTCAACGAGACTCTGCGATTTTTGTTAGCCTTTTGCTAGTTCAACCAAACGATTGAAATCTTGCCGATCCAGGCTCTCTGAGCTCATGTTGCTCGGTCGTGTCATCATCACACCATCCACATCTAGATCTTCACGGGTGGGCTGTGATTCAATGGTCTGGACGATTTCATCCACGCGATCTTCGGGCATGCCCCCGGTGCCACGGATGCGAGGCTGACCAAACGCATAATAGAAACTGAATATGCCTCCGGTGATGGGATCACGATAGTACAGGGTGTCGCTGTACTCTTCCCGCGGTGGACGCAGATCCTCTACACCTGGCAGGAGATCGCTGTTGATCGATTTCAGTTCGTGTATGCTGCCTTCCGTGGGAGGTTGTTCGATGTCGACCAATTCGAACTCGCCAGGGGCACTGTCCAAAGGTTGATCCATGGCACCCCCGATGGGCGTGCCAAAACTGTTTTCGTTGGTGGCCTGAGCGGGTTCAGCCGGTGTTGTCAATTCTATGCCCATTTCTTCCAAGCGTTGCTGGACTACAGGACGGGCATCAGCATCGGGATCTCGGGCAGCCAATTCGGCCAGGCGATCAAACAATTCGTCGTCGCCGATCAAGTCATACAGTTGTTCTGTAGCGTTGGTGGCATCGGCTCCCACTGGCATGGGCTCGGACATGAGCTCTTCCAGTCGGGCCAGTTGTTCTGGCGTCTCGGGCAGGCTCCAGGTACCTTCGGTGATGGTATCGGCCCAGGATTCAAATTCTTGCACTTCTTTCATGGACTTGTCTTTCATGAAACGCGATAATATGGGCAGTGCTTCTTCGATCCTGCTGTCCAAGGTCTGCTCCAGGAACATTTCTCGGATCTCACCCACGGTGTTTTCACTGTCACGGATCTCATCAGGGCGCCAGGCATCACGACTTTCGCGATAACCACGGCTGGTGATCATGCGGTGCGCCTGTGAGCGCATTTCTTGGTAGTGTTGGCGTGCTGTTTCCACGAGATCGTTGGCTGTTTCGTTGAGAGTGCGGCCACGGCTGGCCCGGAGGAAACGGCTCAGAGTGGCCAGTTCTGAAACCATTTCAGTGATGTGCTGCCCAAATGCGTCATAGGGCGTGCCACCTTCGGACACATGTCGGGCCAAGATCTTGCCGTGCATGAGACTGCGGCTGGGCACACGGAATCGCTCGCCTTGATCTGTTTCAATGAAGATGCTGTCGATGTTGCGATAACGAGCTTCACCTTCTTCCAGGGGCCGACTGTGTTTGATGACCAACTTGGTCTGCTTGGGTTGATCGCTATAACTGATCCGGCGATTACCATAGTATCCTTCGAACAGTCCTTCTTTTATGGCAGCCATGCCCTGCATGGTGTATTTTAATCTATTGATGTTGTTGACATTGAATGTCATCATGTTGCGGCTGGCAAACTGTTTCATCTGTGCCAGGAAATCATACCAGTCCTGGCGGTCATCGCTGTCCATGGCACGGCCCAGATTGTCACCATAGTAGACTTCTAAGTCCTGATCAGTACCCAAGAGCACGACCACTGTGCCATAGTTTTTTTCCGGTGTCTTCCAGTCAAAACTGAATAATTCAGCCTCGGCAGGATCTGTGACTGTTTTACCCAGGCTATCCAGGATTTCTGGTTCAAAGTCTCTGCTCACGAGTAGATCGTAGAGGGAGTTGGCTGCTGTATTTTCCATATAGGGTATTTAGCGTCAACCCATGCTCATCACGAAGGGCAAGGGCTCGATCAGAGACTCGTTGTGATCTCTCATGTGATCGTCCAGTTCTTTGTGGTAGTCCTGCAAGATGATCAACATGCGCACAGCAAGCACAGTAGCCATGACCAGGTCGTCGGTTTCACCGGCTTTGGCTGCATAACTGGTGCCCGATGCCACAAAACTCTTGAGTTCTGACACCAGGCTGCGGCTGTGTATCCGCATGCGATTTGATTCGATCAAATGCTTGAGTTTGGCACAGGCTGCCAGTTTTGGCTTGTGTGTGGTATTGAATCCTTTGCGATATCTGCGGGTGCCGCCGCTGGGTTCAGATAGGAAATACCCACGGATGTTTTCTTCGCCAAACTCCGCGATAGATATCAAGGCCGCTTCTCCGATGCTGTTGTTCTCCACTGAGTAGTAGATATTGTTTTCGTTGCCTGTACCATCGTAGATGTGCTGGATGATGTTGCTCATGATCCTGATCTGCGTGGGTATGTCTGTGCGATTGTGCCGCCACTCTGCCACCTGCTCCGTTGAGTTGGCTTCAAACACCTGGATGGCCGCGGGATCGCCGCCAGTGCCCAGGCTGGGATCCAGGCCCACCACATAGATGCGGTCTTTCTCGGGCCGCTTGTACCAGCGCACTTCGCCGGTCTTGTATTCAGGTTCTCTGCCTTGTAAATCTATTAGTTTGGCTGGTGCGATCAAGGTCT